TAGGAGAGACGTTTTTCCCGCGCCTGAACGCCACCGTGGCTCGCGGGAAAATGTCCGCACAATGCAGCATGCTGCTCCAGCAGCTTTCAGGATTTTATCAGATGCAAAAGCGGCGCAAAGAAAAGACTTGTACCCCGCATGCGGTTTATGTATAAACCTAATCACGATGCAATAATTGTATTAACAGCCGCCACAGTGCGGCTTTTTCTTTGCCCGGACAAATGCAGATACTCCAGCGTGGCGACATCGTGCGTTTCAAGCGCCGTGATGCTCTATGTGTGGGTATCGTGTCTGGGCTGTCGCTGATTTGCGACATCATGCCCGCAACAGAAAATATATGGCACCGCGCAGACTTGCCGCTGTCGATGCTGGAATGCGCAAACGCCGGGCTCCGTCCTGATGTGCGTATCAGGTGTTGGCCACGGTTTGGGTTGATGCGTGGGAATGTGTCTGGGCGGGCTTCCAATGCGCTGTTGATTGCAGTCGATGGACGGGTTCAGCGCGAGGCAATGTTGCAGCAGTTCGAAAACAGTTTCGGGGGCGGATATCCGGTAAAAACTGCATGGCGAACCTTACGCCAAAACAGCGGCGGTTCGTAGAAGAATACCTGTCGAACGGAGAAAATGCGACGGCAGCCTACCGTGCTGCATACAAGCCAAAGGGGTCTGCCAGCACTGTAGAGCGGAATGCTTATGCCGTTCTAAAAAACACCAAGGTTACACCAGTAATTCGAGAGGCACGCGCACGGGCTCAAGCGCGCATTGACAGGATTATGGAACGCTACGCAATCACGAAAGAAAATGTACTGCGTGAGTTTGCACGTATTGGTTTTTCAGACGTCACTGACATTGTTTCGGTGCAAGGTGGCCGGGTGCACGTAAAGAATACAGACGCTGTTCCTGAGGACGCGCGCCGCGCAATTTCTGAAATTAGCGAGTCCATCAATGAAAGCGGCGACCGCACCATCAAGGTAAAATCTCACAGTAAAATTGCGGCCCTTACTGCGCTGGCGAAACATCTAGGGTTAGATAAACCTGATCCACAGGATGATGATGCGATTGATGATATGGCGAATGATCAAGATCCAGAGCGAATAGACCGTGGTGAAAAAACTCCGGAAGGGTGAGCGCGCAAAACTTACAAACCCACAGTGGAATATTTATAAGCACGGCTGGCATCCTGATTGTCGTTTTCGGACAGCCGTTTGTGGCCGCCGGTTTGGTAAAACGTTTCTAGCTCAAGAAGAAATCCGGCGTGCTGTTCGGATGGCTGTCCAGAATGATGTGCATCCAGAAAATGAAATCTGGTTCGGTAGTCCGACGTTTAAGCAGGCAAAAAAAAATTTCTGGAACCGTCTGAAGCGGGCTATCCCTGAGAAGTGGTTACTCAAGCGCCCGAATGAAACCGAATGCAGTATGACCCTGAAATCGGGCCATATTATTCGCATTGTGGGTCTAGATAATTATGATGCGCTGCGCGGGTCTGGCCTGTATTTCTTTGTGGGCGATGAATGGGCTGACGTAAAGCTGGAAGCGTGGACAGAGACAATTCGGCCAATGCTTTCAACGGCTGGTGGCCACGCGTTATTCATTGGCACCCCCAAAGGATTTAATCATTTCCGTGATGAGTATTTGCGAGGCCAGCCGGGGCCACAGCACGAAAACGGTTGGTGGTCTTGTCTTTATACATCTCTTGCTGGGGGCAATATTCCGTCCGATGAAGTTCAAGCTGCTATGCGGGATATGGATATTCGGCAGTTCCGACAGGAATATGAGGCATCGTTTGAGACATATGCGGGGCGCGTACTATATGCCTTTAGCCGCGCTGGGAATGTAAGGTCATGCCCGCTTATTCTAGGCCAACCACTTTTGATAGGCATGGATTTTAATATCAATCCAATGTCGGCCACGGTCTGGCAAAAGTCAGGTGATGGCTGTTTGATGCAGGTAGACGAAATCGTGATGCCAACGTCAAATACAGATGAAATGGCGGATGAAATTATCCGGCGCTATAGACGTGATGGGCAGGTGTCACATATCACGATTTATCCTGACCCTGCGGGCGCTCAGCGGAAAACATCGGCGCAAGGGCGAACGGATATCAGCATCCTGCAAGCCAAGGGCTTTAATGTTTTGGCGTCTCCCTCTCATCCATTGGTGCGCGACCGGATTAACGTAACGAATGCGCTGTTCTGCACGGCAGATGATACCAAACGGGCGTTTGTAGATCCTAAATGCGTGAAATCGATTGAGGCGTATGAGCGCCAGACGTACCGCGATGGCACAAACGAACCAGATAAACGCAGTGGATATGACCACATTGTCGATGCCACGGGGTACCTTATGTGGGGTATTGAAAATCCACCTTCACCGGCTCGCTTCGTAACAAATAAACGGTTCTCACTGAGTAGATAATGGACTGGCAGGAACTACAGAAAACAATTCTGGTGCCGCAGCAGGTATCTGCGCGGGCTAAGAGGTTGCTGCGTCTGTCTGCTGTGCGTGATGGCACGATGTATGACGCGCTGCCATATCCATTTTCGGAAGAGTGGAATAACAATGAGTATATTCCACTCTCTCAGCGTAGGCCGTCTGTGCGTTCGCATCTGTGTGCGGTTGTAGTTGAGGATGCGGCCAGCCTGACATTTGGGGAAACACATTGGCCTACGCTGAAATGTGAGAATTCAGACACTGCCGATGCGCTCTCTAGAATTACGAGAGAATGTCAATTACCTGCGGTTCTGATGGAAGCTGTTCTTAAGGGATCGATTGGTTCAGTTGCGGTGCTAGTTGAGGCTGTTGGAGGCGCTTTATCGGTCTCTGTGCTGGATACGCCATATCTGGAACCTGAATGGGACGCTAAAGGCGATTTAGCGCGGGTTGTCAGCCAGTATCTCATTAAGGGGCATCAGGTGCGCGCTCTGGGGTATGACGTTCCAGACGGTAGTGATGGGATTGATTACTGGTATCGGCGGGAATGGACGCGAACCGCAAGCAGCGTTTATAAGCCGTGGCCTGCTTCTAGCGATGCCGATCCGGAAATAGATGCAGAGCGTAGCGGGCCGCCGCATGGTTTGGGTTTCGTGCCGATTGTGTGGGTGCGCAATCTAGCCCCCCCGAGTAATGATCCTGATGGGGTGTGCACTTTTGAGCGCGCGATTGATACGGTTATTGAGGGTGATTACCAGCTTTCACAAGTTGGGCGTGGCCTGAAATATTGCTCTGACCCTAAGCTGGTGATTACTGGTGTGGGAGGCGATACATCTGGGAATGATGGCGCTCCAGCTAGCGAAGGTGGCTCTGCGACGGCAATTGTTCTCCCGGAGAAAGCCAGCGCGAAAATGCTGGAGATCAACGGCAGCTCTGCTGGCACTGTGATGGAATACTGGCGCGAATTGCGTGCGCTGGTTCTGGAAATCCTGCACGGTAACAGGGCGCATGCTGATAAGATCAGTGCTGCGCAATCTGGCCGGGCTATGGAGATGATGTGTCAGTCGCTTGTGTGGCTCGCGGATCGGATGCGTCTGTCCTACGGCGAAGGCGCGTTGCTTTCGTTGTATCGGATGATCTGCGATTTTTCTCTGGCTATTGAAGGCGGTATCCAGATTGATGGCGAGCGCATCACACTGGATGATGCAGGTTTGGCGCTGGAATGGCCTCCGTATTTTCCTGCTACAGATGGCGAAATTTTGCAGTTGTCGCAGGCTCTTGTGACAGCGGTAAAGGGCGGCATTCTCTCAAATGAGAGTGCATGTTCGATATTTGCTGCAAAGTCTGGCTGCGCAGACCCGGCTACGGAGTGGGGGCGGGTGCAGGCAGAACTGCAAGACCCAACAATACAGGCTGCTCGAAGCGCGGATGCGTCAGAGATTAAAGTTGTGCGCACGGCGGCAGGTGTTGGGAAAACAGAGACACGTCAGGTTACGGCCTGACGCTTCCGGCTGATGCCGGTTTTTTAATCAAAAAGTGAGGGACTGATGTCCGATAATGCAAACCCGGCTGATGCTGGGAACGGTGGTGCTGACCCTAATACGCCGCGTGAATTGGCGCGTGCGCGTGCTGACATTGTGACTTTGCGCAATGAACTTAAGGCTGCGCGGGAAGATGGGGATGCAGTGCGCGCTGAGCGTGATGCGGCCATTAAAGCCCGTGATGGTTTCAAAGGGCAGCTTGCGCAGCAGAAGTCCGACTTTGAAGGTAAGCTGGCTGAGGCGCAGCAGGCTGTTGAAGCCGCGAAGACTGAAGCACAAACGGCAGTCGCGCAGTCCAAGACACAGGCGGATCAGGCTGTCATTCGGGCAGAAGCCAAGGCGCTTGCAACCAAGCTGGGCGCTGTTTCTCCCGATGATGTGGTGCGGCTGATTGATCTTTCTGAGGTCAAGATGGGCGAAAATGGGCAGATCGCAGGACTGGATGCTGTGATGGACGCAGCGAAAGAGAGCCGTGGCTATCTGTTCACTCAACCCGTTGAGCCCGGTACCAAAACCGGCACCACCAAAACGGCGCCAGACCCTAAGCCGGGTAAGGCTGAACCGTTTGATGCGCGCAAAGCAACACCAGAAGAAGTGGCGGCCAACGCACTAGCGGCTGGGCTTAATCCCAAACTTTTCAAAACATCCTAACCGACTGCCGATGCAGTCTCGCCCAGCGGCTGATGCTGCGGGCGCTGTAGCAATTACTCTGCAAACAGTGAGATAACGAAATGGCAATCGCCGATTTCCCCGCAGTACTACAACCTATTATCCAGCAGGGCTTTCTGGCTCGTGCGTTTGAGGCAAGCCTTGAATCCAAACTCGGCTTCCGCTCCATTGCTGATCGCATGGATTTCCCTGCCCGTATCGGTCAAACGATTACGGACACGCGACGTGGTTTGCTGGCTCCGGTTGAAGCGCCGCTGAATCCCGCCTCCAACACCAATTTCGATAATGGTATGTCTCCCACCGAATGGTCTGTGGAGCAGTACACTCTGGAGATTGCGCAATTCGGCAACACGATGGATCTCAATCAGGTCACGGAAGGTGTCGGGATTGCGAACCAGTTTGTCCAAAATGCGCAGGTTTTAGGTATTAACGCCCGGCAGTCCCTTGATCGTCTTGCACGCAACTCCCTGTTCGGCGGAGCGATTGGCGGCGTTGGTGGTTATCTGGGTGGGAATACCCGCGTAACCACGGCGCTTGCGGCGGCGGGCACAACCATTCAGGTTGACGATATTCGTGGCTTCCAGCGCGTCATGAATGATATGGGGCAGGTTATTCCGGTTTCCGCAACCAGCGGTATGACCGTTACCATTGGCTCCGGTTCTTACACGCTAACTAATGTTGCGGCAGATGCAACAAACGTCAGCAAGGCACCAGGCGGAATTTCAGGCACACTGACGTTCTCTGGCAATGTTGCGACAACTGACGCGACAGAGAATGCCGCTGTGGTTGCGGCAACTGCGCCGCTTGTGCTTCGTCCGAATGGCCGCGCAACAACAGCAGCTCTGCTGGCATCTGGTTCTAAGGACGCCAACGGCAATGTGGCGACAGGTGATTACCTGACCATTGACACCATGTTGGGGGCAGTCGCTGCGTTGCGTAACAACAATGTCCCAACGATTGACGGCTGCTTCAACTGTTTCTTGGACAATTCCCAGCTTCTTGGTTTGTTCCGCGATCCCGACTTTAAGCTGTTGTATCGTGGTCAGTATGGATCTGATGAATATCGGACGGGTCAGGTGTTCGAACTATTGGGCATCCGGTTTATCCCGACCACTGAGGCCCCGCAGCAGGCATCTTTGGGGCAGGGGCAGATTCACCGCGCTATCATTTGCGGCGCTGGGGCGCTGATTGAGGGCGACTATGCCAACATGGCACAGGCTTATGCCAATCTTCCGGGTGAAGTGGAGCATATTGACGATGTGTTGATGGTTACCCGTCCGCCGTTGGATCGGTTGGGGCAGATCATTGCGCAGTCGTGGTCGTGGATTGGTGGGTTTGCTCTGCCAACCGACCTGACTGCCAATACGACGATCATTCCCACGGCGACCAACAGCTACCTGAAGCGTGGCGTGGTGATTGAAAGCCTTGGCGCAACATCTCTGGGCGCTACGGCCTGATGAGCCAAGCGCGGCGTGGGGCGGCTAAACCAGCCGTTCCTCCTGCGCAGGACGAGAAGAAACCCGCTCCTGTGCAGGCTGTGCGGCTTCTGCGGCCTTTTGGCTTCATTGAGGAAGAATTCAATCGTGGCCGGTTCGAATGGAGCGCAGGGGAGGTTGTGAGTAACCCTGCGGAAATAGAACTGCTGCGTTCTCGTGGAGCGCCGCTGGAGACAGCATAATGGCAGATGCAACCGACCCTTTGACGGATGATGAACTTGTAGCGGTACGCCGCTTCATGGGCTATCCCGCAATGGGCGGCATCAATAGCAGCCAGCAGTCTTGGCGCTTCTTTCGGGTATATGGCTTCAATGAATGGCGCCTGCGCAACCTCGCTGATGCCGAAGTCGCACAAGTGCGACAATATGTGAAAGACATTGCCAGTTTGGAAACGGCCATTCTGACCGCCAGTGACAATCTGGATACGGATCAGGCTGCTGTGTGGACGCACAACAAGAACGAAGTGCAGGACAGGATGGGCCTGTTTAATCGGTGGCGGCGGCAATTGTGCCAGTTTCTTGGTGTGCCGCCGGGCCCCGGACTGCGTTCTGCAAATCGCGTGGTGATCTGAGGGAATATGACAACCAACAAAGTTCCGCCCCAGAGATGGGCACGGGTAGAAAATGGCGTTGTGGTGGACATCCGTTCAATTGACGTAGGAGAGCCTGCGCCGTGGAGGGATGGGCGCGCTATTCGTGTGACTGGCGTCCCGTGTGAAATTGGATTTATCGTAGACCATCATGGGAATGTGGCTCCACGAAATGGGGGGCGTACTTTATCCGAAGGTGAGGCTGCATACAGCGCGCCACGTGGCATTCCTGCGCCTCCATCTGGCGCGGTGTCTGTAGCTCTAGCGGCTGCAAACGTTCATTTATCTGAAGATGAAGAACGGCAGGAAGCTGAGCACGCAAAGCAGGAGGCAGGTGATGGCCAAGCTGACAACAGCACGCCGCAACCGGCTGCCTAAAAGTGCATTCGCTTTGCCCGGTTCTCGGCGTTACCCGATTGATACGAAAGCGCGTGCGGCCAACGCCAAAGCAAGAGCTACGCAGGAAGTGAAAAAGGGCAACCTTTCACCCTCCACCGCAGCCAAGATCAAAGCCGCAGCCAATAAGGTTATTCGGAAGAAGTGATGGCAAAAGCTCCCAGTCGTCCGACAAGCATGAATGCGTATCTGCGTTCGATGCAGGACAAAAAAGAAGACCGGTTTATGTCCGATTTAACAGGCATGACGATGCGGGATTTCAAGAAAACACCGCAGGCCCGCTCTATTGATCGTGATGTTGTGGCCCTGAACCGGCAGCGGGCAAACCGTAAATAATGGATCAGGCACGCCTACAGGCCAAGGTCGCCAAGGGTTACGGTAAAGCAGCACAGCGTGTTGGCGCGTTAACCACGCAATATCGGCCCATAGACCTTATTGATCCCATGGGCGCAGCAGCGTATGCGGCACTGTTTGCCGACTTTGCCTCTGATGCAGTATTTTCGTTCAAGAGACCGCCGCTTTGGGATAAGCCTACGGCTTTCGGGTTGTTCGATACGACCGATGTGCGGGCGGGTGATATTCTTGTTGCGCCTATGGGAACGTATTTCGTGGCACGGTTTGAGCCGTTTCGTCCAGCCGTGTGTGTTCTGACAAACCGTACTGCCAGCTTTACAGCAACAGGCCAGAGTGGGTCTGGCGTGACTGATGGCAGCTCAGGCGATGTTTGCACGCTCGCTGGTTATCAGGATGGATATAACGGTCAATCCTCTGACGGCTCTGGCTTGGCTGAGGCGTCTGGGTGGCCAGTAAGCATTATCCTGAAAAACAAGGGCGAGCGTGTTTCCAGTGGATTGCCCGGTAATCTGCGTTCCGGTCAGTTTGAGATGCTTGCGCCTATTATTCCCGGCTTTACGCCACGGCCCTACATGACGGTTACAGATGATATGGGCACGGAATATACGGTTGATGCTGTGGAACTCTCGCAATATGGCAACCGGCTCATGATTTCGGTGAACCAGATTTAATGGCTGATGTTGGCACCATTTCTAAGGCTCTAGCCTACACCATAGCGCAGATATTGTATCCCAATGGTATTGGCACGGGTGTTTCGCCGTTAACTGGTAGGCGTACGATTGTGCGGCGTGGGTGGCTGAATAATGCTGATTACACTGGCGCGTGCAGTATCAAGAATGGCATCGATTATGTGGGGGTGACGGCTTATTCAACAGCTTATCGCCAGATTGCCGAGCCTCTTGGTTGGCCATGGCGCGAAGGTGCGGTTAGCCCCTGTACTGTCACACTTGCGGCATCTGGCAATCAGGCCACTGCCAGTATTGCAAGTGGGTCTACGCCCAGTGGCGTTGTAGGGCTGCGCGTCATTCCAGATCGAAGCGGCGTGATCCCTGACAAAACCAGCGTAGCCTATGCCGTACAATCTGATGATACGCCGGAGTTGATTGCCCAATCTTTGGCTGGATTGATTGATGGAGCTTACGCCAGTGGGGCCACTGTAATCGTGCCCAACGCAGCTCTGGTGGAAGTGGCCACAGCAGGATATGGTCAGATTACACGCGTAACGCGCAGGCAGGAGCAGCTTTTTACAGTCTCCATTTTTACGAATGGAGGTAATGCGCGTGACATCTTGGGAAGTGCGTTGGATGCGGCGCTTTCTGCGCAGTCTTGGTTGGCCACGTTGGATGGGCAAAACGCTCTGATGCAGTTTGCTGGGGCCAGCGATGCAGACGCGATGCAGACTAGCAGCATTTTCCGGCGTGATTTCCGTTTCAAGATCACGTTCGACACCCTCAATATGCAGACAGCCGCGCAGATGATGTTTGGTGTGGGTTTGGCTCATACGGCAACGGATGTTGGCGTGGTGTTGCATACGTTTGGTGATGTGCCGGGCAGTGTTGGGGCTATTAGCACTGACGATATGGGCACATTTTACAAAGATGCAGCCGGGAACATTATATTCGCGGTTGAGCAGCCCTATGCGGGGTTAATGCTTAATCAGGCTGGCGATGTTGTCCTGCAGGACGCGGCCACCAATCTTGCCGGGCAACCGGCTTAAATCAGCGAGACAATATGACGGATACACAGGGAAGCGCGCCCGCTCAGCCGAGCGCGAAAACTGCTGTCGTGCCTGCTACACCCAAGCAGGGGGGCACGCTCTATCGCGTAACGCAACCCGGATATGGGTATGCGGTAGGCGCGACCATTTCAGATCCCAATGAAATCAAAAAGCATGGCGTAGATATCCGGCGCTTTGCTGTGCCCGTTGGAGGCGTGTGATGGCAAAAATTTACCAGCAAGGCGCGTTGAATACGACTTCTTTGAGCGTGCCTAATGTGTATGTTCAGATACAAGCGCCTGTAACGTTGCTGAATGGCGTTTCATCCAGTCGTATTGGCGTTGTTGGCACGGCCTCGTGGGGGCCGGTTAATACGCCTGTCGTGGTTGGTGGGATGCCAGATTATTTGCTCGTATTTGGAGCCAAGCAGGCGCTGGCCACAGATATGGGCGTGAACGTCAATATCTGCGTGTATCAGGGTGCTTCTGATTTCAGATGTGTGCGTGTGACCGATGGCACGGATAAAGCTGCCACGGGCACGATTTCAGGCGCTACGATTACGGCAGTCTACACCGGCACAGCAGGGAACGCGATTACTGCCACGCTGTCTCAGGGCACACTTAACGCGGCTATGTGGACATTGACTGTGACGCATAGCGTGTTGGGAACGGGCACGTATCAGGGCACGACGTGGGCCGATATTGTTGCGGCAGTCAATGCCGATGCATCGTCTCTGGTTGTCGTTACAGGCGGCACGACCCTTGCTGCTGGCAATGTCACGCTGGCGGGCGGTGCAGACGGCAGCACTCCTTCAGCAACAGCCTTCATCGGCACAGACGGCACATCTCGCACGGGTATGTATGCGCTGCGCAATCAGGGGTGCGCTATCGGCCTTCTGTGTGGATTGTCTGATACGTCTTCATTCTCTGCGCAGATTGATTTCGGGCTAGGTGAGGGGCTGTATATGATTGCGGCCCTACCATCTGGGACGAGTGTTTCTGCCGCCACTTCTGCGCTTTCCGGAGCGGGCGCCGACAGCTACGCCATGAAGGTGATGCACGGTGACTGGATCTGGTGGGATGATGACACTAACGGCAATATGCTGGTGTCTCCCGCCGCATTTGCAGCAGGTTTACTGGCAGCCCTTTCTCCCGAACAGTCAACGCTGAATAAGCAGCTTTACGGGGTCATTGGCAGCCAGAAGGCGGGTTTAACCAGTTCTGGAACGCTGCTTTCGTATTCTGATGCTGAGTTGTCGGCTCTGTTTGGGGCTGGGATTGATGTGATTTGTTACCCAGCACCGGGCGGGAACTATTGGGCTGTGCGCGGCGGCATTAACTGCTCCACATCTGCGGCGGTGAATGGCGACAATTACACGCGCCTGACCAACTATCTGGCGGAGACGTTCGCCACAGGTATGGGGACATATATCGGGCAGACGATTAACTCTGATTTATTCATCAGCATTGAAGCAACGCTTCTTGGTTTTCTGTCCAATATGCTGACGGAAGGTGTTCTTGGTAGCACTGATGGTAGCACTCCGTATTCGGTCGTGTGCGACACCAGTAATAATCCGGATAGTCGTATAGCCCTTGGTTATGTGCAGGCCGATGTGAAGGTTAAATACATGGGCATCCTGCGTTACTTCATCGTTAATTTGCAGGGCGGTCAGGGTGTGACTGTCACTGTCGCTTCTGGGGGCTAAGAAATGGCTACCAACCCATACAGTATTGGCCGGAATTGTCGGCTGACCCTTCTTTGGGCAGGCACCCGTATTGATCTGCGCGATGTGACCGGATTTACAGCCAATCAGGAAACCACAACCCAGCGCGCCGATCCGCTGAACAGCACGCCTGTTGAATTTGCAACGCCTAACGGCTGGCGGGGTAGCTTTACGATTGCCCGCGCCAACCGTGCCGTTGATGATTTGATTGCTGGGATTGAAGAAGGGTTTTGGTCGGCTGGCACGATCAATTCCGGCACTATTTACCAGTATATCAGCGAACCAGACGGCAGCACTTCCAAGTGGCAGTTTAGCCAAGTAGGGCTTTCACTTTCCGCTGGCGGCACATGGCAGAAAGAGGGGATTGTTTATCAGACCCTCAGCTTCTTTTCTCCAATCAGGACTAAAATTTCATGAGCATTCCAGCAGAAGTTAAAACAGCAGCAGGCAAAACTCTTTCCCTGAAAGAAATTGATCCGGGTAACATGCTGGATCTTATTGAAGCCGCAGGCTCTGCCGTGAGTTCTCAGTCCGCTGGTGCATGGCTGGGGTATGCGCAGATGATTTGTTCTGTCACCGCCATTGATGGCGTGCCTGTGCAGATGCCAATCACGAAAGACGAAGTGAAAGAACTTGCCAATGATATCGGCAATGATGGCGTAACTGCGCTGATGCCGATTTTTTACGGCAAGAAAAATGCCAGCACCGCTGAGGAAAAGGCCGCAGCAAAAAACTGAGTGAGCACCCCATTTTTAGGGAAATGCTTTTTCTCGTTCAAAATGGGGTGCCGTGGGATGTTTGCGGAACATGGAGCGATAAACGCAGGTTGGCCGCCTGCGTTGCTCTGCGCGAAATGCGTGGAGAAACGTTTGATTGGGAAGCGATGATGTTTATTGAGGTGCCAGATGGTGCGGCAGTTTAAGACCATTGAAGGCTTTATCGGCCATATGGCCACCAGAGCCGCGGCGGTGGATGTGGCCGTTCATCGTGGGGTGGAGGAGGGTGCGGCCCTTATACAGCGTGATACGAAAGAACAGATAGGCCATTACCTGGACGGCCCTGAGCCCGGTTTGCCGACTGCCCCACTAGCGGATAGTACCGTGGATGAGCGTATCAGGTTAGGCTTTACACCTGATGATCCGGGGTTACGAACAGGCGATATGCGTGAGAGCTACGGCATACGCATATCTGAGTCTGGGCCAGTGGTGCATGCCTCTGTTGGTTCTGACGACATTAAGGCGGTGGTGTTTGAGTTGGGGCGCATGGAGCAGAAAAATTACCAGCCGCCCCGCCCGGAACTTTCCGTGGCGGCTTTTCGGAATGAACACAAAATCGTACGGCGCATTGGGGCGCTGGCTGCTAGGGCAATGACCGGGTTGCCTTTGCCAAACCGCCGAGAAGGGGATGAGTGAGCCGGTTTAAC